ATGGTGAGTTCGATATACTCCCCGTTGCCGGCCTTGGTCGGCTTGACTTCGGTGGAAGTCACGCAGGCGGTATAGTCGCCAGGAGGCAGCGGTTCCCAACCGGAGCGGACGGGCTGTGGCTCATAGGCGGTAACGTCAAAGTCGATTGCAGGCATGGTTTTCTGGTTCCTTAGTTGATTGCGGCTTCGAATTCATCCCAGGCCATAGGGATATGGTCGGGAAGGCTATAGCGGTTTTTCGCCATGTAGGCGGGGCGCTCGTTTGTGTAGAGCAACCTTTCGCCGGTCGAAATTCCGCGATTGCTGGTTTTGGAAAACCCAACGTCGTCTTTCTTGACGAGGGTCTTGTAGTTCCCAAATAGCACCGCGTCGGCCCACTCACGCAGGATGGCGCTAGACCGGTCCTGAAGCTTCGGCTGGTAGCGGTCATAGGGCTCGACTTCGGGGCTGTCGAAACGCTTGATGGCGCAATGCGCGATCACGATGACGGCCATCTTGCGGTCATTGCGGAGGGCGTTGAGGCCATCCAGAATTTCCCGCCAGCGGTTTGTCACCAGCACCGCACCCTTACCATAGGCGAGGTCTTTGGCGTCATGCTTGGCTTCGACTTCCTGCCATATCATGTTCTCAAGCCAATCGGCTGAGTCCAGGACCACGGTGCGGAAATCGTGCTTCTCGCTGTAGAGCGTCCCGATGGCCTCCAGAACGTCATTAGACGAACGAGCAATCGGGAAGTGATCGACCTTAAGCGAGCCCAGGCCGTCCTCGGTTAGAATGAAGACAGGGTTAGGCGCACCAGCGGCAAAGGTGGTCTTGCCGATCCCCTCCACGCCATAGAGCATGACGCGGGGGGCGGCGATGGCTTCGGATTTGCGGATGGATTTGAGGTCAAAGGACATTGCCAATACCCCCGTTCGGTTCAGCAATTTTCCAAACGCGAGCCCCGTTGGCGTCGGATCGTGTTACGCACCAACCCGGCCCCCCGACTTGACGCGCCCTAGTTCTAACGCTTTTCCCCGCTTGATGAGGAATATAAACACTGTCCCCCACTTCGGACCGCATAAGCATACGGATTGCTTCGGTCATAGGCCCTGTTCGAGTGGGCCTCATAGCAATCCCCTTTTCAATCTTGATTTCCATTTCAGTTCACTTCCTCAATGTTGATCCCGGTTTTGGCTGGCTTGACGGTGATGTGTTCGGACATCTGGCGATACAGGTCGGGGCGCATTTCGCGGATTTTGCGGATTTGCGGTTCGTTCAGTTTGGGCTCGTATTTGATGACTTGGAATTGCTCGGGCCATTGTTCGGTAAGTTCGTGCAAGGGCTCAAATTCGGCTTTGTAGGTCAGCTTTCCGATGACGGTGATTTTGTGCGTGGGCAGAGTGTGTGTTTCGCGGCCTTCTTCCTTGGCTCCGGTTATGGCGATGATTTCAGTTTCGATTGAGACGCGCAGGGCGTTGGCTTCGATTTCGGCGGTCTTGGCTTTCACCCATGCGGAGGCGAGGGCCTCCAGGGCTGTTTCTCTGTTTGACATTGGGTTTCTCCATCCAATGACCGAACCCTAGTCGGCCCCGTTTAGCGTGTCCAGACATTTTTTTGCACAAATCGCTATTGCAGAAAATGCGCTTCTCGGCCTAGTGTGTGTGACAAGGAGATTTCCCCATGAATTCGATCCGAGGGCGTGAACAGCCCGCATACGATGTCGTCACTATGCTCGGCGGCGTCACTAAGGCCGCGACCATCCTGAACACCTATCCATCTACCGTATCGCGGTGGTTGCAACCCACAAGTAAAAAGGGCTCTGGCGGCAAGGTTCCGCTTAAGTATTGGAAGCCCATCCTCGATTATGCAGAGCAACATAAAATAAAGATCAGCCTTGAAACGCTGTTCAAGGGTTAACCCGTGGACAACAGCGAGTTCCTGCAACACGTCTATGGCGACCTGGGCGACGGCTACGGCTGGACGACTAGCTTTCGCGCCGACCCGAATGCCGCCGATGTCACCATGTGGGGCGGCAAGGCATGGCGGGCGACTGAGGCCCAACAGCGGCTAATTAACAGCCGGTCGGAAGATAACAATTTCTTCTGTGTCTCTGCCATGAAGGGCAAGGAGATAGCACGGCGTAAGGCACACTTTCACAGGCTATGCGTTCTCGTAGCCGACGATGCCGACATGGCCGGGCTAGGGGCACACCCTAGCTATGTGATCGAAACGTCACCGGGCAAGTTCCAGATTGGCTGTCTGATCGACGCGGACGATCCCGATGCTCGCGATCCGGCATTGATCGACCGCATCATGCAGGCAATGGCCCTGGACGGACTCGTTAAAGCGGATGCGTCGGGCAACAACCTGATCCGGTATGTGAGGCTCCCCCAAGGCGCGAACACGAAGAAGCGGCCTAGCGGTGCCTTTGCGGCGCAACTGCGGCAATTTGACGCACAACGGGTTTATAGCCTGGACGATGCTTGCATGGTGTTTGGCATCAACCTTGACCGATTGCGCTCTGAAACGGTGGTCCCGCTACGGCGCGAACTGAAGCCCCGATCAAATGCCGCACAGCTTGTTGAGGCGCTGGTTACGCCAAATCTGGATGAGCGTAGCTATCATGATCCGCTTTTGAAGCTGACCGCTAGGCTCACTAGCGAGGGCGTGAGGCCCGACACAACCGTTGAGATGGTCACCGGGCTCATGCAGGCCGGGAAGCCCCCTGAAGGGCCGGAATTGCGGCGCTGGGAGGCCCGTGTCCAAGAAATCCCACGGCTGGTGCATGGCGCTCAGAAATTTGCCCCGGAGCCCGCTTTTGAGCCCGGCGAACTGATCCGAACGGCTAACGATGTTGGCCGCGAGTATGAAGACATTGACTGGATTGTGGATGACCTGATCCCCGAACAAGCCGTGGGCATGATTTTCGGTGCGTCTGGCACGTTCAAGTCGTTCATCGCCATCGACCTGTGCTGCCATATGGCAAACGGGATGGACTTTATCGGCAAGGAAACGCGCAAGGCCCCGGTCTTGTATCTGGCTTCCGAAGGCGGCGCGGGTATCTATCGGCGGATTCAGGCTTGGCATAAGCACCACGGCTTGCCGATCTCCGACGACATTTGGCTAGTGACGACACCGCTTATTCTGACTGTGAAGGAGCAGTTAGAAGCGTTGGTTGCGGCCATGCACCGAATGAAGGTGAAGCCCGCCCTGGTCGTGATCGACACGCTATCTCAAACGTTCGCGGGCGATGAAAATTCATCGAACGACATTGCATCCTATATCCGCGCCATCAATACGGACGTTCGGGCACAGTTCGGATGCTCCGCTATCATCATCCACCATACCGGCCACAATGCGTCAGACAGGCCGCGTGGCTCGTCTGCCATGATGGCAAACTTGGACTTCCTGCTAGGCGTGTTCAAGCCTGATCCCGAAGCTCCAACGGCTCGCGTCACGGTCGCCAAGCAAAAGGATGGGGATAGGCTGGAGGACATGTATTTTACAATGGAGCCTATGCCGCTTGGCGTGAACAAGAAGGGCAAGCCCGCGTCGTCCCTGGTTTCGACCTATAACGATGCGCTACGGGCGGCGGGCGGCAAGACCAGCAAGTATGACATTGTGTTAATGAACCTACTCGAAAGCGGCAAGATCGTGTCGGAGGACGACATGCGAAACGCAATCAGAGACGAAGCGGAATGCAGCGCGGCGACTGCCCGCCAAGGCGTCAGGCGCTCGCTTATGAAGCTGGTGAATGCTGGATACGTTCGCCGCGCCGGGACCGACGCCTGGAAAAAGGCATAAAAAAGGCCCCGCCGCCTGGAGGAGAGGACAGGCGACGGGGCGGCGAGGAAAATGTCTATCTCTCAACTCGCGGAGGTCTTTTATACGCTTTCGAGTCTCCGCGCAACGCCATCGCTCGCTTTATTTTGTTCCGGCTAACGGCCTTACGCATCGGCCCGCCTTCTTCCCAGGCTTTGTATGCGGCTTCCCTGCATATGCGGCTAAATTCCTCGGGGTTGTCTTTAACCCACTGTTGCGCGGCCTTGGTGTTAGTTGTCGAGTAGTCCTTTCGCAAAGCGATCAGGGCTTGATAATACACCCTGTCGCCGCGTAGCTTTCCTTTGCTGGACTTGCTGCCCTTATAGCGGCCTTCCGCCATCTGTTCCGGCGTCAGCCTGTGCTGGTTTGGACGCTTGTCCCTCTTGGGAAGATATCCCCACTCGAACATCTTTTTTCGCCTGTAGCCTGTAGATTCGACCTAGCACCGCGCTCCGGGTCTTGCCCATTTCTTGCGCGATCTGTCGAGCAGTATAGCCCTCTTGCCGCAAGGCGCAAAGGGTAGCGTCCTCCTGGGGCGTCCAAGATACCGGGCGACCAGCCATTTTAGTCTCCATACAAATCTTGTTGTTGGGCTTTAATTTCCCATCGCGGAGGGCATTGCGCGGCGTCCCACCGCGTAGCCATAGCCAAAGCAGAATTATGGATTAGGTGATGATTGCGGGCTATGTCTGTGCTGTCCAAGCTGGAGAAGGGATAATGATGCAGGGCCAGTTGCATTCCCCGCAACATATGCAGCCAAGGAATGCGCTTATGGCGCTTCGCAAGTTCATTAAACGCCTCATCCATACGCCTACGCCATGCAGGGCCTAAAACCTGCCAATGCTCGTCTGTAGAGCCTACACACACACGGGGCCATGCGTCACATAGGGCAAGAAGCCGAGAAATAGGCTCCCCCGTATGCCATACGGGAGCGCCGCGCTGGCCGTGCGGCCATTCTCGAATTAGCGCGTCCTGTTCCTGGCTTCCAGCATCAATCACGTCTGGAATTACGGCCCAAGTTGTTTGATAGTCTAGCCATTGGTCACACCAAGAATAGTATGCTGTCCAATTCGTTTGCCGGCCCGTAGTGTGTTTAGAAAAAGCGCCATTGTCCAGCATCACGGACTGACCAATTGCATGAACTGTTTTGACTTGATCTGGCCTAGCGTGAGACACGCAAAAATTACGGCCAGAAATGCTTAAAAGCACTTCGTTTGGGGTAATCGGGGTGCCGTGGTAGTGAATCGTCATTCGCGAGAGAGTTCAGCCGCGACGGCAACGCCAGTTTCATAGTCCCCAACGATCCTGTGCGCGTGGTATCGCAACCAAGGGGAGATCGTTGTCTTGCTGTCAGCGACGACCACAACCGGCTTCCCGATCTGCCACGCAAACAGCACTTCCATTGACGTTCCAACGCTCGGCTTGTCGTAGCTGACCAAAACCGCGTCGCATCGCTGAATGTCGATCTTGTCGAGTTCCACGATGTCCCGATAGGCGACCGCTTCCTTGCCGCGATAGTCCCGCCGCATAGGGTCCAGGGTTTCGCCTGCCCAAAGGCTTTTGACATGCTCGCGCCAGCCCGTTGCCTGTTCGTCCGTGCAGCCATTGATCGGCCCGCATAGGTAAAGCGTGGTCATATTTCGATCTCCTTTGTTTGTGCAATCCACACAGCCCCCAAGCCTTCCGCCTCGCGCCATACCTCAACGCGGCAAGCCTTGACGGCAGCGCCCAGGTGGCCCGCGAGGTCTTCGGATAGGGTCAGATGCGCGGGCAGTTCCCGGTGATCTAGGGCAGACGCCCATTTCCGCAGCAACCGTTGCCGCTCCAGAACGTCCGTTCCGTCATGCGGCCAGAAGGCCCGAACCCGCCAAGTGTGGCCGTGCAGTTTTCCGGCAGCGTTTCGGTGAGCTGACGAAAGGTGAGCATCTGCCCATTGCAAGGTCACAGCCACGGCGCTTTCCATGTCGTGTTAGGCCAGCCATCGAACCCCCGCTCAGGCCCGCCATAATTGCGGTCATCGGGCAGTTGCAGCGGCTCGCGGCGGGGCTTGGGCGGGCCGAAGATGGCGCGGAGGAGGTCGTGGAGAAGCCATGCGGGGTTCACTGGTCAGCCTCCTCGGCTTTAGCGAACCGGCCCTGTTCATC